TAATAACGATTACTGGGGCCCCGTTCTAATTAGCCGTGGGCGTAGAATGGCACCTAAGCTAATTGCATACGATGTAACTGGTGTTCAGCCAATGTCCGGTCCTACTGGACTTATCTTTGCACTACGTGCACGTTACGCTGATAACGCTGACATGCGTCTTGCAACTGAAGCACAGTTTGACGAAGCTGATACTAGCTACTCTGGTGCTGGTACTCACACTGGAACTGACCCATTTGACCCCGGTTATGCAACTGGTGTTGGTATGGACACAGCGGTTGCCGAAGGTGACCAATGGAACGAAATGGGAATGACCATTGAGAAGACTTCCGTAGAAGCGAAATCTCGTCAACTACGTGCAGACTACTCTATCGAACTAGCACAAGACCTACGTGCAATCCACGGTCTTGACGCTGAGAACGAACTTGCTAACATTCTTTCTACTGAAATTATCAGTGAAATTAACCGTGAAGTAGTTCGTATGATTTACCACATTGCGGTATTTGGTGCACAAGATGCTTCTACTCCCGGTCAGTTTGACCTTGACGTAGACGCTGATGGTCGCTGGTCTGTAGAGAAGTTCAAAGGACTTATCTTCCAGATTGAGCGTGACGCTAACGCAATTGCCCGTGAAACAAGACGTGGTAAAGGTAATGTAATTATCTGTTCTGCTGATGTTGCATCTGCACTAGCTATGGCTGGTGTTCTAGATTACGCTCCTGCATTGAATGCTGGTTCTAATCTTGATGTTGACGTAACAGGTACTACATACGCTGGTATGTTCAAAGGTAAGTTCAAGGTCTTTGTTGACCCATATGCTACCGGTGAATTCTACACAGTTGGTTACCGTGGTGCTAATCAGTACGATGCAGGTTTCTTCTACTGCCCTTACGTGCCTCTACAGATGGTACGTGCTACTGACCAAACTACATTCCAGCCAGCAATTGGTTTCAAGACTCGTTATGGATTGGTTTCTAACCCATTCGTATCTAATGGTCTTGCATCTAACAGCAACTTCTACTACCGCAAGGTTAAAGTTCTTAACCTTCTGTAAGAAGTTTATAAGAATAAGAAAAGCTGTAACAAAATTAGGGGACTACTTTCGGGTAGTCCCTTTTTTTATGCAACAGTTTCTAGGTCACAGGCTTTGCGGATTTCTTCATCATAGACAGAAAGCAAACCACCTTCATCCACATCTACGTCAATGACACCTTTCTTTACCAGTGAAGCAAGTGCACCACGATAAATTTTGGTATCTCCCAGACGGTCAATAATGTCAATTGCAAAGAGGTAGCTGTTACCGTCCTGATGGTCCTGAATGATTTCGTCAAGAATCTCTTGTTCAAGTTTAGTATACATTGATAGCTTCCCTTGATTCACGTTCACGCATTGCTGCATTAAGATACTCAGATTCATCCAGAACGAATACTTCACGCTGATTCAATTCACGCTGGACGTTGGATAAAGACTTCTGGGCACAGGCTCTATTACTCTTTACTACCCGTTTACCTTCAAGTCTATCAATAAGAGCAATCAACCGAGATTCTTCCGCAAGCAATTCTGCATCCGAATGGTTTCTTGGGTTTCGCATTTTACTCTCTCTCGCTCAACTGAGTACCCATTATGCAACATAAAGATGAACTATGCAATAGAAACCCCCTTTAAGAAGCGGATAGTTCTTTTTTAGTCGTATAAATATCCATAGTAGAACAACTTAACACAATGAGACCGATATGCCAAATCCAGAAGAATTTAACATTTTAACTAGTGTCCAGTATAAGCTGGACATTCACAACCTGCCTAATACAACCTATTGGGCACAGACTACATTCCTACCTACCGTACAGTTGGAAGGTGGAATGCTGCCTAGCCCCAACCGTGACATTCCTGTACCGGGTCATAAGCTAGAGTTTGATTCACTCAATGTAACTTTCTTGATTGACCAAGACCTAGCCAACTATGAAGAAATCTATTATTGGATGGTTCGCATTGGTGTAGAGAATGATTTCTCTGCCATGACTTCCGATATGACACTTCACTTCCTGACTGGACAGATGAACATTTCCAGAAGCATTAAGTTCATTGGTGCGTACCCAACTACTCTAACTGAAGTAGCCGTACAATCAGATGACTCAGATGCCGTGCAAGTCGTTGGAAACGTTATCTTTCAGTACCAATACTTTACCTTCTCAGATGGAAAATTCCCCTACGAAGTTAGCTAAAAATGTGATATAATCGCATGATATTTAACCTGAATTGTGGACTAGATTATGAACATTGAAATGCTGAAAGCGGAGCTACAAAAAGACCTGAAGATGGATATGGAAAATCTTCAGAATGACTCTTTAGACGTTTCCCCGCAACACGGTAAGTGGTTAGGTTTCGCAATGGATGAAACCGGTAAGTTAGCTGCACTACGTTCCAAACAAAAGAGAATGAAACTCCGTAAATGGAATTACTATCTGGGACGTGGTTCTGCTGAAGAATACAAAATCAGACCATTTGGTTTGAAGGTACTCAAGAATGAAGTTCAGCAATACATTGATGCTGACCCTGAGTACCGTGAGTTAGAAGATAAGATTGCTGCTAAGGAAGCCTTGGTTGACTTTCTGGACGGTGCAGTACGTGCCGTAACAAACAAACAATGGAATATCAAGAATGCAATTGAGTTCCTTAAATTTAAAAACGGATTAGTGTAAATTCCCCATGACAGACGTTGTTGTAGAAAAAGTAGGTGACGTATACATTCAAGTTCACTGTGATAATGGTATCGCAATGGAAATGAATGACTACTTTGCGTTCTATGCAAAAGACTACAAGTTTATGCCTAAGTACCGCAACAACATGTGGGACGGTAAGATTCGTCTGTTCAATACATTAGAGCAGAAGATTTACGCTGGTTTGGTGTATGAGGTTATACGCTTCTGTATGGACCGTGAATACTCTCTGTACATTGACCCTGACCTTGCCCTTAACAAAACTGAAGAATGCGTTACAGGGGCATTCTGGGAGTCCCTAGACCTTCCTTTTGAGCCTCATGATTATCAAATGGACGCTGTGGAGCTAATTGCATCCAAAAAGCGTAGATTAATCCTGTCACCTACATCTTCAGGTAAATCCCTGATTGTGTATGCCGGTGCAAGGTGGTTACTTGAAAATGAGAAAGCAAAGAAGATATTGGTTCTAGTACCAAGAACTTCACTTGTGGAACAGATTTACAAAGACATGGATGAATATGCCCAGAACGTAGAATGGTGTAGTGAAGACCATGTACACAAGATTTACGATTATAAAGGTATGACACGGGAAACCGATAAGCCGATTACCGTAACCACATGGCAGTCTGTCTACAAGCTAAACAAGAAATTCTTCTCACAGTTTGACGCTGTGATTGTCGATGAAGCCCATGAAGCCTCTGCTGAGTCCATTAAGGGCATTATGACAAAGATGGTACGTTGCCCTTACCGAGTTGGCTTAACAGGCACCATAGAGGATACAGAGACCCACAAGCTGGTTTTAACCGGTTTGTTTGGCAAAGTATACCGTACAGCAACCACAAAAGAGTTAATGGACCGTGGAATTGTCTCCCAGTTACATATTAAGGGACTGATACTAAAGTATTCCGATGATGAACGCAAGGCAATGTCCAAGCTCAAGTATCAGGATGAAGTGGATACGCTGGTTTCTGACCCACGTAGAAACCGTTTCATATCCAAGTTAGCAGGAAAATCTGAGGGAAACACCTTGATTCTTTTTAACTTGGTGAAGAAGCACGGTATCCCTTTGTATGAGAAAATCCAAGCTGAGAACCCACATAAGAAAGTTTTTCTTGTGCACGGTACTATCAAGGTTGAAGACCGTGAGAAAATTAGAGAGATTACTGAGACTAGGGATGACGTAATCATTATTGCATCCTACGGTACATTCTCTACAGGTATCAACATTAAGAGATTGAAGAACCTGATTTTTGCACATCCATTCAAAGCAAAGATTAAGAATCTGCAATCTATCGGAAGGGTGCTTAGAAAGTTCGCTACATATGATGGTGTAAATTTGTTTGATATTGCAGATGACTACAAGTGGAAGTCAAGAACTAATGCAACTATGAAACATTTCAAGGAACGCTTGAGGATTTATGATGCCGAAGAATTCTCATATAAACTAATCGCTTTGGAGATAGAATGACCGATGAATCAATACCTGAGATAAATGCTGATAAGGAAACCGTACAGTATGCAGATAAGTTGATTCACATTGATTCCGGTGCAATCTTAATTGGACGTATTATTACGAATCATGAAAACGTAGAATCATTCTTATGTGTGTTCAAACCGGTGGAAATCTTGATAGACGAATTCTCACATACAAACATGCGTCCGTGGATACCTGAATCTGTGGATGACTTTTTTACTATTCCGAATGGAAAGGTGATTAATGTGTCTACTCCGAGATTGGAGTTTCTTGAGGCTTATCACTCAAATTTTCTTGCTCAACCAACTGAAGAAGCACTTCACGGTGAAGATAGAATACTACACTAAATCCCCTACGGGGATACGTGCTACGCACATCATATCACCTATGAACCTATTTAAACACATATACTAGTATATATATTATATATAGTATCATCCGGAAGGGGTGAAATATTGTAGCATGGATTTTAGAACCTTGTCAACCCCCCCTTTGACATTTATTTCAAATGACCATAATATGTGAACATAACAACCTGATTTGGAGACAACCCCCAAAATGCAATTGAAA